GCGATCCTAATGAAAAGAATGAACTAACAAAAGCTGCCGACGCAATTTTAAAAATATGTGGAAATAAATCTATTTTAATTAATCAAATGAATCCTGATAACTTTTTAAATATTTGGAATATTTTAAAACCTTTGATGAATACGGGAGCCTATGATAATATAGAAATAAAAACCAGTTTATTAGATTTGGTTATTTTAAAGGATAATATTGGTGAAGCTTTATGGTATATTTATACAGCTATTTTGATTTCTTCCATTGTAAATTATAATTTGGCAACACGTGGATGTATAAAAGATATTAGTCAGATAAAAGCAGATCATGATGCTTATATTAAACAACAAGAAGAAGCTGATAAACAAGCAGAATTGAATAATACCACAACCTATACATCATATTAAATATTCTAAAAAACATTTAATTTAACACATGAATGAAATTAAAAATTAATTATAATATTAATATTAATAGTATATAATAATATGAATATAAATTATTTTAAAGGATATCCACGAATACAAAGAGCTGTTACTCAATTGACAGAGGAATCAATAAATTCTCCAATGGTAATGGATATTAAAAATAATCCGCGATTGGCAGATTATCAATTTTATTTAGATAATAATCCAGAATTAATTCCCGGAGCATTAATTTTTTGTTATACATATATTTTAGATCATCCAAGTAACACTTTAAATGTTAATAATATAATTTCAGATGATTTTGAAAAAAATACGGTAATAAATACAATAATTGGTGAAATTGAATTAGGTATAAATAATAGAAGGGAATTGGCACGTGAGGTACCAAATCTTTCTAATGAAGAATTAGTTGTGGAAGATGAACCAGGAATTGAATTACCAATTAGACCTATTGAAGCAATTCCTGAAGAATTACCAATAGATGTTAATTTACTTCCTGTTGAAGCAACAATTGTTCCAGGTGAAAATATTTCAATTTCTAATTTACCAACCGCAAGACATATAGAGTTGGGAGGTAAAACAAAAAAAAGAAGAAATAAATTCAAAAAAGGAAAGAGTAAAACCAAATCAAAAAAATCAAAAAATTCAAAAAATTCAAAGAAATCAAAGAAATTAAAAACAAAAAAATGTAAATAAAATTATATATAAATAATATATATAATATATATAATGGAAAGTCATAAAGTTAATTTAAAATTTATAAATATGTCAGTAAATCCAGAAATTATAAAAAGAATAAAAAAAGATCCTCAACTATCAGATATACAAAGTTATATAAATAATAATCCTGGTCTAATTGAAAACCAAGTTAAATTATATGAAATAGATAATAATACTATGGTATTCAATAAAATAGATATTAATAAAATTATTACCATAATAAGAGGTATTTATAATAATGAATTATTAGAAAAAGATAAAATACCTAGTCCATCTTTAGATGATAATGATTTTCCTAATGAAGAAGAAGGTATTCAGATGTCATTCCGTAAAGGTGGTAAAACAAAAAGACGAAAGCGAAGTCAAATTAATAAGCGATTTACCCCTAGATATAAGAAAAAAACTTTGCGAAGAAAACGTAAAACAAGACGTATCAAAATCTAAGCAACTATTTGTAAAATCTAAGTCTATTTAATGGATTTTTTTGGTAATCTTATTGGTCCTAGTCGCTACATATTTTTTTTAAGTTAAAAATATATATTATTTATTTTTTTAGCTTAAAGACTTATATTTTAACTTCGTTATACAATTAATCGCGGATGAACCAAATAATATAATACGAATACATAACATAATATTCCTAAAATTATGGAAAATAACCATAATGGCACTATTGTTTTATTTTTATATCCTATACCAAATTCTCTTAATGAACCATCATTATTATATAAAAAGCCTGGTTTTAACATCTGAATTATTATAAAAATTACTAAAAATATTATTATTGATATTAAAGTTGTATTATTTCTTGTAAATGTTCTTAACATATATATTATTATTACTTTTTTTTATAATATATATACTATTTTCATACTTATTATTTTATTATTTTTTATTATTTTTTATTATTTTTAATCATAATCTATATCATTATCTAATTCTTCTCCCCATGGATCGCCATCATTATAATCATCAGTTTGATTCATATCTTCAGCTATATCAATTTCTATTTCATTTTCTAAATTCATTTCTTCTATTTCATCATCAATATCTAAATCAACATCTATCTGATCATTCCTTTGTCTTTTTTTAAGAATTTCCGACACCTTTTCAGCAACTTTCTTATCATGATCAAAATTATCTGGATCGTATACTTTTATACCTTTAGATAATCCTAAACTATACAATGGACCTAATTTATGATGTTTTAAAATTGTGTCTACTGCTCTTGTTTCTTCAGTCATATCTTTTAATCTATCTGTAAATGTATATTTTTCCGCTTCTTTTAATTTAAATACTCTATCTTCTACATCTTCATATGAAACATTAATTGTACGCTTAGATTTTATCATTATTTTTAAATATCCAACTAACAATTTAGCAACATCTTGCTTTAATTTTATTACATCACCTTCTATAAATTCTTGTTCGGATTCAGAAAAACGTAATTGTTGTTCAATTAGAAAGTCCGCGCTAAATAAATCAGATTCTTTATTTTCAATATTTGTGTTTAACATTCTGGTAACCATAGATGGATCTTTTGTCAAATTCATATAATCTGTTAAAATACTCAGAAAATAATACTCGTATAATTGTGTTACAATTCTTTTATCAAAAGCTGAATACATTACTTTTTTTTCTTCTCCTAATGTTATATTTGTAAAAATTGGTGTATTTTTTGATAACAAATAAATTCCTCTACATTTATTCTTTATTTCATATAATACATTGTTTATTGTATTGTTACCATAAAATTTCTCAATTGGATTATAAAAATTTGTAACCATTTCTTTAATCTCCGTCTCATGTATTTTTGAAAGACCCCAATATTTTGGCGGTTCAATTGACTGTAACTTTTGATTTATAATCATTGACGGTAAGACGTTTGAAAATAATGATATGAAATTTTTGAAAAAATTTACATAATTATATAAACCATCATCTGATATTTTTATATTTTCATTTCGTTTATTTTCATCAAATTTCCATATTGTTAGTTCATTTAAAAAATTTGTTATATTTCTTAAATCTGAACCTGTTATCTTTGCTTTTGTTTTGATAAAATCTATTATATCTTTTCTCATTGTATTATTTGATAATCCCAAATAATCTTTTAATATTCGCATTTCTTTTGTATCTTCTGTTAATGATAAATCATATATATCTACTATTTTTTCTAATTTTTGTGTCAAAGCTTTTGGTATATTTTCATCGTCTTCTTCATCTAAATTATTCAATATTTTTCTTAGATTATCTACATATGTTCTATTATTAGTATTTAATGACATTCTAATTATATTATTTCTACTTACTATTTGAAACAATCTTAAAAATTGCTCTTTTATATAATTTCTTCCGTCTCTTTTTAATTTTGCTATTTTTTCTTGTATTGTATCCATTTTTTTTAAATAATCTGGTTTATCAACACATATTGTTGCTAACTCTTCCGATAATGGGATTGATGATTGAAATTTACAAAATGATATAAATGCGTTATAAATTGTTTCCTCACTAAAATCATTTGAAATTTCAGGATTTGATCTTTTTGTATTAACTTCCGACAACATTATAGCGCTTTGCGTTAGAATCTTAATATCATGAACTATTGAACTTAAACTTGCGACAATATTATTATAATTTTCTATATTATAATCTTCATTAATAAAATATTGTAAAGTTGTAATAGTTTTATTGCCTGTTTCATTACAACAAGCATTATCCATAAATGGTCTACCAGCTGCTTTCATTAATAAATCCTTCTTCAAAACTAATTTTTGAATTGCTTCTTGAATTGCCAATGAATACGCAATTATTTTTGAATTTATAACTAACAACTTTTCTAATTGCCTATGGTTTCCACTATTTAATTCATTATGTAATTCATCAATAAATCCAGAACTAACGTTGTCTAAATGTTTTACATGAAATTTTCTTAATGGCGGCAAAAAATTTGTCCATTTTACTAAATCATATTCTGCTGGAATTTCTTCTTCTGGATTATTTAATAAATATTCTGTTTTTTCTTTAATACTTTGTTCTACCTCTCCATAAGGTAAAAGATATCGTATTATAAATGATTTCATTGTGGACGAAATTTTTTCTTCACTTTTTGGTAATATATTCCATGGTGCGGTTGAAGCATCTCGGCTCTTTAATGCTACACAAGCTACATAATTTAACCCAGTATCATCACCTTCCCCTTCAAATGGAAACCCTGAAAATGAACGAACACATCCAGGAGCCGTCTTTCTCGTTTTTATTGAAGGTATACTTGTTTGTACTGCTATTAAATACATTCCTAAAGTTAAATATAACAATGTTGAACTATATACTGTCAAATAGGATGGTAACTTTTTTCCCTTTTTAGCTGCCTCTTCTTCTCTCTTTTTATAAGCACCTTCTTTTTCTATTACCTTTATATCATTCATCATCTCTGTCACTACTTTTACAATATAGTCTCGGGATTGTTCTATATCTATCCCCATATTACTTGATAAAACACTTATTACATTGGAAACTAATTCACCCTCTGGACTCAATCTTTTCTCTTTTTTATTTTTTTGTTGTTCCAAAATTATTTCACTAACATCTTTTTCCAAAATTTCTCTACTTTTATCTACAAAACCATCTTTATAACCTTCTGATACATCATAATCTACGTAACATATAATAAAACCACTATGTTCATCAACCCAAGCATCACCATCGTCAGAACGTTTACCAATTCTTCTCTTTAATTCATCTAATACATTATCATATTCACTATTTTTTGTTATAAATGTGTTTGCTAAAATATAAACAAATTTTGGTAACAATTTTGTGTCAGTTTCTTTACAATATAACCACCATTCATTCTCCATTTCTCCATCATGAATGTTAGGTATATTTGGATCACCTTCACGACAATATAAACTAACAAATTTAATAATATCTGTTTGTTTTTTAATAAAATCACTTTGACCCATTATTAAATCTCTTAACTTTCCATATGGTGAAATCGCTCTATTTTTTATTTCGTCTTCTATCTTTAATCCAATTTCATATTGTTGATTATTATATTTAAAAAATTGTTTTCTTTTTATTTGTTGAAGTTTATCAAATGTTTTACCATAATAATCTAATTGTTTTCTTATATGAGAATTAAGTTCATCCTTTGAAATATTATAATTTTTATCAAATTGACTTAATATATCCTTTAAAGCATTATTTACTAATGTATCTTTATTTATTTCTGTTGATTCGCATTTATCTTCACTTTTTTCTAATGAATTATAGATACATTTATATTCTATATTACATAATACATCATCATCTTTTATAAACATGTTTGAATCTATATTTTTATCCAAAACCCAAATATCATTATTTCTTACATAATATTCCATTGTATCCGGAAATTCTTGCCCAACAATATTTACTAACAAAGCAAAATCACCTTCTTTAACCTTCTTTGCTTGATTCATTAATGTTTCTACCATATATTCTGCTGCTGTATCATCCATTTTTGAACGCGTTTTTAATTCTTCTGTTAAAAATAATTGAAAATCCTCATTAGTTAGTTGATCTCTTTCTTTCTTATATTTTTCTTCAATTATATCATAATTTGTAGTATCAAATTCTTTATCAAAATATATTGATTTATCATTATCTTCCATCATTTTTTCTTTAGAATAATATTTTTTCGCAATAATATAAGTTGAACATTTGTCATTTTCTTTATCTTTTTCCATAATAATTTTTAGCTTATCTTTATCAGCTTCAAAAACTGAAGATAATTCTGATGGATACATTAATTGAATATTTGTCAACGCAACAGCTGTATTATATAAATTACCAAAATCAGAAACTATAATCTTCTTTAAAAATTCAGAACCAGAACATGTTATTTTATTAGGTTCGTCAAAACCATAATCATTAAATACTTTTATTTTTAACTCATAATCAGAATCATTATCTAATAAATTAAATAATTCGTTTGAATAAACATATACATTATTATCATAATTTGTACCTCTTTTGTTTTTTAATTTAATATATTTTATTGTAGAAAAAGCTATACTATATTCTTTGTAAATTCTGTTATACTCTTTTATTTTTTCACTAATAAAACTATTTATTTCTTTATATTGTTTATATGTTAAATCAATTGGATAAATTAAAAATGGTTCTAAATAATTTACTACATCTACTAATGATAAACGACCTTTAATATATTTTTTTACAAGTGAAAATAATATACGTATTTTTGGTATAATTGTTCGTAAAAATATTTTATATATATCTAGATTTGTTAAAACGGACGGCTTATCATATTCAGATAAATCTAACAAATATTGTTTAATATTATCTAGAAAATTTTGTTCATCATATTCTATATCATTATCTAACCCATCTACAACTATCTGAGTTAAATTTGTTTTTTGTTTGAGTAATTCCCAATAGTTCAAAAAATGAAGATTTAAATTCGCTTTAACTAACAAATTAGTACCTGGTAAATTTATTTGAGAAAATCTAACTGTTGGTTCAGGAAGTGTTATTATAGAATTTATTGAAATGGGATCATTATTTGTTAAACGAATACGATGTGCTACCATTTTTGGACCTTTTAAATTTGTAGCTTCTAATCTTTCTTGTCCTAAATTGTATCTTTGTATAACAAATTTTCTAGTTTTTATTTCTGAATTTGAAACAACCGTTGAATATAAATCTCCTAAATTATCAACAATAGCATTCAAATTAGAATTTACATCACCTTCTATTATTATTCCATTTGACGAAGCAAAAACATCTTCTGTAGATCCTGGATTTATAGAATAAAAAGGAGTCATATATGGGTCAATTGAATAATATAAATTTGAATATTTATTTTGACCTTCAA